GCGTTAGGTGGTGGCGTGATACAAGGAGAGAAAGTTGGGGACAGAGAGAACTTTACTAAACCTAAATTAAAACCTAGCGCTGCTATAAGAAATTATTTAACAGAAACTTATCCAGAGATAAAATTTAATTTTGATGATTATCCTTTGTATGGATTAAAACAAGGGCCTACAGGAACAGAATCTGGAACTTTATATAATAAAGTTAGAGAAAGGGTAATAAGAAAATTTAGACCCGAACTTTATGAAAAAGCACAGAAGAAAATAAGAAAATCTGCAGCAGAAGCGTCTTTTGGAAAAGATGGATTAAACGTTGATCAAAGAGCACAATTAAATGGTGTCAAAGCTGGAATACTTTATCAACGAGCTATTAACAATATTGTAAAAGATAAAGGTAGAGGGTTAAACAACGCTGAAAAAAATGAATTAAGATTTACTTTACAAAACAATAAAAAATTTATGAAATTAATTAAAGATGCAGGATTTGATAATGTAAATGATTTTTTAAATTCAGGTTATGCAAAAAGATTAGAAAATTTTATTAAAATTAAAGGCATAAATGAGGGTAAAAAATTAATGTCTGCTCGAGAGTTAGGAGAATATAAAATTGATACAAGTCCAAGAGGAAAAAAATTAAAACAATCTGTTATTGCACGAAAGAAATTATTAAACGATTGGTTGAATAAAAATATTAAAGATAAAAAACAAATTAAACAAATTAAAACAACCGGAGACTTCATAGAAACCAGAAATCTTAGGGATCAACCAACAGATCAAGTTAGAAAAAATATACAGGCAAGATACGATAGATTTTTAGATGCTGGTTTTAGTTCAGAAAAAGTAGCAAAACTTTGGGATGCTAAACCGGGATCTTCAAAAGAATTTCATAGACCTACGTTAATTAATAAATCTTTAGGCATAGGAGACAATTCAACGTTAAGATTTAATCGTTCTCACTTTTTTCCTATTATGGGAGCTGGTGAATTAAAAAATAAAAATCTTTTAGCCCCAAATACTTTTTACTCTGATAGATTCACTTACAGACCCGCATATATTAATCAATTACAAAAATTTTTTTATGATCAACCCGTTACAAATGACATAAACAAGTTTTTAAGAGGGTCAATAACCAAACAAGAATTAGATAAATCACTGGCTACAAGAGCAAAAAATTTTACAGATACTTTTGATATTGATGTTGATCAATTAAAATTAAATAAAAATGGTAAGTTTGAATTTGTAAATAAAGACAGACCATCCGTTACAGGAGGCACTTTTGCAAATAGAATACCTTTAATTAAAAATGCAATACAAGAATTAAAAAATACAATAAATATTCAAGGAGCCGGACTTTTAGATGCTAAAGAAATAGAAATAGCAAAATTAAAATTTCCTGATGTTAACGTAGAAACTGTTGCCAGCAAATTTTTTAACCCTGAAATACCTCAAGAAACATATGAGTTATTAAAACAAAAACCTGGTTTGAATAAAAGAATTACGGAGGTTAGGAACCAGGACATTAAAAGTGGAGCTGCAACTAAAAGCACAAACAAATCTTTCTTATTTAAAAGTTTTATGGATAAGGCATCACCCTTTGCTAAAAAAATTCCTGGTTCATCTATAGCTTTAGCTCCCATAGATTTTTTTCTTATGACAGCCGGAGGTGCTCCTATGAATGAAGCGTTGTTAAGTGCTGGATCTTATTTTTTAAAAGATCCTGCGATTGGAAAAGCTGTTAACATACCTTTAGCTTTGTTGGCACAACAAAGAGAATATAAGGAAACAGGAGAGTTTAAACCCATATTCAATATGCAAGCAGGAGAAGATAAGTTAAGAGACCTTATTGGTAAGGTTAAAGAAAAATTTGGTGATGATGCACCTATTGGCACGGCAGATGATATTCAAGAACCAGAATCAGCAGAACGAAGAAGAATGTTTGAGGAAGCAAACGAAAGACTTGGAAACATAGATGAGATGGAAATATCTGACATCGACAATCCTTTTATGGCTGCCATGGGAGGCCGTGTTGGTTTTAAAGATGGAACACCAGACCCATTTGCTGACGAAGCACTAGCAGCGCTTGAAAGCACAAATGTTGCGGACCAGTTTATAAAAGACAACTCACCAAGTGTTGAACAACAAATCTTTGGAGTAGAAGGTGATAAGAGCATGATGCAAAAATTTAATACCATATTTTTAGATCCACGAGCTTATCCGTATTATGGCGCTAAAGCGTTAGAAGGAGTAACTAGAATACCAGAATATATGTTTAGAACCATACCAGCACTTGGATATGCAGCATCAGGAGCCATTCAAGGTAAAAGAGGAGTTTTAAAAGATTTAGTAGAAAACTTGTCACCAGAATTTACTAATAAAATACAAAAAGATTTTGGTTTAAAAAAATTAATTCAAGACTTAGAAAAAGATAGAACAGGCGGACAAGAAGCAATAGGTGGTTTATTAGAACTAGCTGGTGAAATACCTGGTCCAATAACACCGTTTATTTTATTTAAACAGTTTCCTAAATTAAAAAAACAACTTGAAGATCTTGTTGGCACAGGAAAAGCTATGGATCAAATTAATAAAGAAATAGAAAGTAGAACAGCCTCACAGGGTGTGGATCAAACACGAAGAGATATTATCTTATCTATTGGAGCTGGCGGTGCCGTGGGTCTTCTTAAATATTTAGGTCTAGATAGTTTATTTAAGGCTGCACCTAAAGTCATACAAAAAGCTGCACCAGAAATTGTCACAAAGGGAGGCACTCCAAAATACTTTTTTGATTTTGTAAGTTTAATTAAAAGAAAAGGAAAAGACATATCAGAAACAGCAGCAACTGTTGAGAGACAAAAGGTTTATGACTACAATGGCTACACACTATATGAGGACCTGTCTACAGGTAAAATATCTATTAAAAAAGATACTGAGGGTGGTGGCACTTATTCTATTGGAGATGGCGAGTATGAGTCTTACGACGGTATAATTAGAAAAGAAGAAATAAATTATGAACCACCTGAGACAGTGTTAGATGATGCGGGTAAACCAAAACAAGTTCCTGATCAATACGAGGAGGGGACTTTATTACCTGATTCTGAAGGAGATTTGGGTGATGTTGAAGCTGGTTTAGAGTCTATTGATGAGATATTAGATCTATTAGCTAAAGATGGCACAGAATATACAGTCAAAGAATTAAAGGAGATGGGTATTAACATTCCTGAAAAAGATTTACCAATAAGAAGTGATAAAGCAGAAGGTGGCATTATAGCAGGTGTTAGTTCTGGACCCCCACCTACATCAGGACCTACGCCACACGGCTTGTCTTATGTGGCAAAAAATGTTACACCAATCAAGGAGCGTAAATAATGGCAGATATTGATAAAACTCTTTCAGAGTTGGGAACCTCTGTAAAAATAGAAGGACCTGATCAAGAACTAGAAATAGAAAAACAAGAAGAGGCACTGAAAGAACCAGTGCAAGTGACACCAACAGAAGATGGTGGTGTTGAATTAGATTTTGATCCAAGCAGAGTAAATATTGAAGGCCAACCAAATCACTTTGATAATTTAGCGGCTTTATTACCAGACGATATTTTAGATCCTATTGGACTAGAATTATTTCAAAATTACACAGATTACAAAGCTTCAAGAAAAGATTGGGAAAAATCTTACACAGATGGTTTAGACCTTTTAGGTTTTAAATATGAAAATAGAACAGAGCCGTTCCAAGGTGCATCAGGTGCCACACACCCTGTTCTCGCAGAAGCTGTAACACAATTTCAAGCTGGAGCTTATAAAGAATTATTACCAGCAGAGGGCCCAGTAAGAACTCAGATTGTTGGTAATAGTGATCCACAAAAAGAGGCTCAAGCAGTTAGAGTTAAAGATTATATGAATTACGAACTTATGGAAAAAATGGGTGAGTATGAACCAGAGTTCGATCAAATGTTATTTCACCTGCCACTTGCAGGATCTACGTTTAAAAAAGTTTACTATGATGATTTATTAGGCAGAGCTGTTTCTAAGTTTGTGCCAGCTGATGATTTAATCGTACCATATTCTGCAACATCACTTGATGATGCAGAGGCTATTATGCACGTTATTAAAATGTCAGAAAACGATTTAAGAAAACAACAAGTTGGTGGTTTTTATTCTGACGTGGATTTAGGGGCTCCATCGATGATGAAAGATGAGGTTGAAGCTAAAGAAAGAGAATTAGAAGGCACTAAAAAAACTGGTAGACAAGAACCAGTTTACACTTTGTTAGAGTGTCATGTAAATTTAGATTTAGAAGGTTTCGAAGAGGTTGGTGCCGATGGACAACCAACAGGAATAAAATT